GTATTATATTATGATGTAGGGAAACCTACGGTTTCCCCTACGACCCCTTCCCTTTTGGGATACCCGGGCGTTGCCCGGGTATCAATAGGATAGAGCTTGTATGAGAATCTATATGACTCTCATACATGATGTAATATAGTATTGGTGTATTGTCCGCAAAGACCTCGGCAAAGACCTTGGCAACAATCTCGGCAACAATATTAGGCTCCGCCCGAGGTCCTTGCCGAGGTCTTTGCCGAGAGTCAAACTAAAACACTCAATAAACACACAATAAAACACAATAAAATGTAAAGTGTTTGGTTTGTTTGTTGTTTGTTTTTAGTTATTTATTTACTTTTTATTCTGACTCTCGGAAGAGACCTCGGCAAGGACCTCGGGCTCAACCTCGGTCGGAGACAAACCCATTTAGCACGATATAATTGCCAACATTGTTGCGGTAGTTCTTTACCAAGGTCTTAGCCGAGGTCTTAGCCGAGGTCTTTGCCGAGAGTAAATATAAACCACTCAATAAACACAATAAAATGTAAAGTGTTTGGTTTGTTTGGTCTTTGTTTTAGTTATTTATTTACTTTTTATTTACTTTTTATTATGACTCTCGACATGACCTCGGCAAAGACCTTGGCAAGGACCTCTGCACAAACCTCGGTCGGAGACAAACCCCATTAGGCATGATATCATTGCCAACATTGTTGCTCTACTTATTACCAAGGTATTTACCAAGGTCTTTGCCGAGAGTATATGGTATGAGATGTATTGCTTGCCATACAATCTCTATGCTTGTTGTTGCTTTTCGTTCCACGGCGTTAGCCGTGGAACAAGAAGCGCCAGTAAGGGAAGGGGTCGTAGGGGAAACCGTAGGTTTCCCTACTCATAAAAAAATAATGGAAAAATATAAAATCCAATCATGGATATCAACGACGCCCCCAAGTTGATTGACAATACCACCAAATACTATTTATACAATACTCTCTATTCATGCCATCAAACGAGAGTAAAATACCATTCGATCATCCTAAACGTCATTGTGTTTCTGTTGTTTATCGGTATCGGCGGATTTGTGCTCTACTATTGCTACAACAAGAAACCGTCGGCCATCCAATCCCGCGAACAAATGGAACGCGACCAATACTATATACTCTCGAAGATCCGGTTTTATCAAGAACAAAATCAGAAGATTCGAGAGTCAGCAACGCAGATTACCGGACTGCCTATGGCATCTTCTTCCCCGCATTCGCAATAATGTTTAGAGATGAGATGGAAATGACCAAGAATCTATATAGTAATAATATAATAGCACCAACATCATGAGTATAGCTGACATTGAACGAGAGTCAATCATAAACGAAGCAAATACCGCCCAAGATACTCTCGTCTTTTTGCTAAACGCGATTCCCACCGATTCGCGAGAACTCATCTTCGGCGAATCTTTTCGCGGCGATTTGGATTTTTCCGTGTTGAATACTCTCGGATACCAGTTTATACAAAGGATAGAGTTCACCCACAAAGGCGAAATCACCAGTATCGCGAACCTCCCACCCGACCTGAAGACGTTCATTTGTCCAAACCAAATGATGACCGAATTCGACCACAAATTGTTTTATTTAGAAGAATTGGACCTCGCGTCGAACCATTTGCGCAAGATCGATTTGGCGCCGTTTCCAACACTTATTAAACTAAACCTCAACCGCAACGAGTTGTCCGAACTGAAAGATATCCCAACGGATTTAGAAGAATTGTATATCGACCATAACAACATACGCATCCTAAAACTTAAAAATACCCTGAAATTGAGAGTATTACATTGTGTCGGCAACGACCTCATCCGTATCCAAAATGTGCCCGATTCGATGGTCGATATGCGACTGGATGAGAGCCCAATGGCGCGAGTTGACAATCGGGTGGAACCCGAAGAAGCCAACCAGGTGGAAAGAAATATAGACTATGTCGAGAGTCTACATGAATATTTCAATCTCAAAAGCAAATACGAAGCCGAGGTGTTGAAGATGCGAACGAAACTATACTCTCGAGGACTTACTCGCAAACAGAAAATAAATCTGGCAAATGAGGTGAGACCGAAGTGTATCCGCTGTAGCCGGCCATTCGGAACGGTGTTCGAATCGGTGGACCGGAAGTATATCGCTCGATGCGGGAACAAACAGAATCCATGCGACCTAAATATTCAGTTATATCGCGGCCATTTTACTATGCGCGAAGAAATGATGAATAATACGCGATTTATTGTTTCTGACACCAAGGAGAGTATCATAAAGCAGAAACTGGACACGCTATTTGGGTATATTTCAGAGGAGGAATCGGTGCAAATGTTCAAGGACGAGCTGGAAACGCACAATATCTATAATGAGGCATATACCAGCACACGGAATGAATACAACGAACTACACAATAATCCGCATACGCGCGAACTCATTCTTGCCAAGACCCGGCAGTTATACGAACTGAAGAATACCATGAAAAAAATGCTGGCAGATTATGAGGCGGAATCCAACCCGAATATCATGGAGGCCATTACCAATGTGTATGTCAACGAATACATGCCCGAAATCCAGAACCTGCGCCGGATGAAATACGAGGTCATGGAAGTGAATGCTATATTCAAATCAACCGACACGAAGGAAGACAGTGCTATCTATCAGTTGTTTCAAAAAGACGTTGCTCTGACCAAACTGGAGTGTTCTGAGGATGAACCACCGAGAGTCATCGCGTTCAAGTAGGGTAGGGGAACCTTTGTAGGGGAACCTACGGTTCGAGTTTCCCGGGCTTTGGCCCGGGAAACGAAAAGCGCGTCCGTGGCTTTGGGCCACGGCCGCTTCCCCCTACGACCCCCTCCCTTATGGGTGCGCTTCGCGCACAGTAAGGATGGACTTGTATGAGAATCTATATGACTCTCATACACATATATAATAAACTACTATTCAGATGGTCCGCAAAGACCTCGGCAAAGACCTCGGCAAAGACCTCGGGCGCAACCTCGGTCTACGACAAACATATCGCCCAAGATTGTTGCCGAGGTATTTGCCGAGGTCATTGCGGACCTTCGTGTGGTGTTTGTATGTATGAGATGTATTGCTTGCCATACAATCTCTACGCTTGTTGTTGCTTGTCGTTCCACGGCGTTAGCCGTGGAACAAGAAGCGCCAGTAAGGGAAGGGGTCGTAGGGGAAACCGTAGGTTTCCCTACCTACTGGCAACCGTTGTAGTTCGACACACCGTCCCACACAATTCCCTTGTCGTTCGCCCACTTGCGTTTGACACATCGAGGACTGAGTCCCATCGACGAATAAACAGGATAATTCGTCCATTGGGAATCGTTGTTGTTCATTTGTATAATGTATTGGTCGCCCACCACACTCGACCCGATGTTGGGTTTGGGTATAATTTTCGCGTTGGGAGATTGGCCGGTGCTGGTGTAATTGCCAAGTCCGCCTTTCACCAAATACGCAGACACACCCGCACGGGCAATGTCGGTCAGCGCATCGCTTCCGGGCAATACCTGGTTCGTATCGGGAGACGTTCCGGACATAAAGTTGGCATCACCATTATTGACATTGGCAGTGGATGAGCCGGTGTACACGCAATAATCGGGAGTAATGTTGAAGGCGTTTCCGCAAGCGTCTTGGCCAGTGTATGTTCCAGACACGGGCTGCCAGTAATCCGGGCAGGTACCGAGTGTGGGAGGAAAAACTTGGCTTCCTTTACTATAGGAAACAGTAATGCCCACCAATGTTAACAAGAGTAGTAGTATAATTAACGCAACTACGCATGTATAAAAGTAAAAATCTTCCATTATATATTTACAGCAACATTTTATGTTTGGCGACTGACGGTCAAAGATATTCTCTTCACCATATATAATAGACCATGAGTATGTCGTATTCTGCCGTAGACAGTGTTGAAAAGATACTGAATTTAGACAAATATAACGGCCGTGTCAATATTTCCGAACCGGTAGACCCTTCTGCTAAATTCAAGATGTTCGAAAAAATCGCCGCTAAAAATAAATCCAATAGTTATTACGATTCGCTCATCGGCAATTTAGAATGGAATATGCTTGCACACGTCTACTTTTCCGCGGAAAACATCCAAATCTTACAAAATGGACTACGTGCGGGAGTGTTTAATATGTCGAACGGGAAATTCAATGTTCCTCCGCAAAACATCGACTCGCTGAAAATCATTATGCGCAGTATCTATTTACAATTCGCCGAACATCGGCCAGACAATATTAAGGGACAAGTCGCCAAAATGAACTCGCTGGTGCTCGATTATGCTATTCCGTCTGTCTATAACGAAGCCGTTGGATATGTCAAATACACGCAAGACCAAAGCACTCTCGCTGTTCCAATGGACCATCCCCTCAATCATGACCGAACATACAAACAACTCGAACTGAAACCCTGGGTGTAGGGTAGGGGAACCTACGGTTCGAGTTTCCCGGGCCAAAGCCCGGGAAACGAAAAGCGCGCCCGTGGCTTTAGGCCACGGCCGCTTCCCCCTACGACCCCCTCCCTGTAGGGAAACCGACGGTTTCCCCTACGACCCCTTCCCTTCTGGGTGCGCTTCGCGCACCGTAAGGATGGACTTGTATGAGAATCTATATGACTCTCATACACAATATAATATACTATTCAGATGGTGAGCAAGAACCTCGGGCAAGACCTCGGCAACAATCTTGGGCACAATGTTCGTTGTCCAACCAAGGTTATGCCCGAGGTCTTTGCCGAGGTTCTTGCCGAGGTTCTTGCCGAGAGTGATCATAAGTTCATTAAAAAAGGGTTATTCTAAACGCACCTTTTAGAATAACACACATTTTTGTTTTCTTGTTTTCGTTGTTTCTATTTTTGGTTGTTTTGATTGTCTGTTTTGTTTTTCTTTATTATTCTTGTTTTTGTTTTGATTCTTTTTTATTGTTTGTTTTATTTTTTATTCTTGTTTTTGTTTATTTTTTATTGTTTGATTAGTTGGCTCGATTGTCTATGCCTTGACCTTGGTCGCGCGTTTCTTTGGCACGGCGCTTGGAGATTTGATTGCCTTCTTTGCGGATGGTGTAGAGGGTGCCTGTATGTTTTCGCGCGCGGTCTTGTATTTCGCATACTCCACCTCAAACTGGTCCAATTCGCGAATCCAGATTTGTTCCGGCGTGGTCTCTGTCAATATGCGCAGCTCCGACTCCGCGTTTTTCTTGTCGTTCAGCAGCGAGTCCACGTTCTCCCGCGTAACCGAATCCATTGTCATCTTAGTCAAATATTTATACTCACCATCAATCTGTTCGTATCCGCGCGAAGCCAACATCGCGTCCACCTGCTGGTTGGTCTTGCGTCTCAAATCAATCGAGTCGTTCAGCAATTCCATTATATACTTTGCGCGGTTTGATAAACGAGTCAGTTTGGTTTGTAGATCGCGCAACAAATACGCCTTGCGGTCAGCATATGTCTTTAGTCGGACCACATAGAAGTCCTGGACGATTTCTTCCACGCTGCTATACTTGTGTAATCTGCGTTCGGAATTAAACATATGCATGTTCGTGGTCGACACCGTCGTCGACAATTTCAGCAATTTCACCAGCCCGTTGATTCCGTTTCCGTCGATGGTTTCTTCCAACTTCGCCAGTTCGCCTTTGGGGAACACCACCGTAATATCCACGGATATTTCGGTCGATACCGACGTGAACTCTTTGATACTGGGTGCGGTTTTCTTGCCGGTTTTTTCATTGACGGTTCCATCCATCAATCCTTCCAAGAAGGTGATATACGGCATTGTCCATGTTCCAATCGGCAATTCGGTGATACGCACTTTATCCTCCGCAATCTTCGTATACAAACCGGTAATCAAGAACTTGTTCTCGGCAATCTTGGATACTTCGCCTTTGAATCCTTCATAGTAAGGAACGAAATCGCCCACGGGATACGCCTCGTGCCCCAACAACACGTTTTTCAAATAACGAATCAGTTGCGTAGGATGGTATGGCTGGATGCTACACGAGAACCCAGTGCCAATACCGGAAATACCATTGACCAGCGCAAATGGCAAGATGGGAACATAATACTCGGGCTCGACCTGTGTACCATCATCGTCCAAATAATTCAGGACCGCGTCGTCTTCTTCCGGAAACAAGAGTCGAGTGAGGGGACTCAATTGGGTGAAGATATATCTCTCCGACGCACTGTCGTCGCCGCCCTGAAGCCGCGTTCCAAACTGACCTTTCGGTTCCAACAAATGTATGTTGTTTGAACCCACGAAATTCTGCGCCATATTGACGATTGCGCCATTCAGCGATGCCTCCCCGTGATGATACGCGCTGTTCTCCGACACGTACCCTGAGAATTGCGCGACCTTGACCTCTTTCGTTAAGCGCCGTTTAAACGCACAAAACAGAATCTTGCGCAACGAGATTTTCAATCCATCCACCATGTTCGGTATCGACCGTTCGCAATCATACGTACTGAAATGAATGAGCTCGCGGTCAATGAATTCTTCATACTGAACAAACGGACGATTGGTATCCAAATACGCGGCCTTGTCGTATTGTTCCAGCCACATCTTGCGGTCGTCGGCGCGTTTCTTGTTAAACACCTTGTCAATGGTATTGTCGCTGGCCTCGCCAGTGTAGGCGAAATCCACGATTTTCTTGTTGGCGAAATATTCCTTGAATTCCACGGCGGTCGATGTTCCTAAACCCTTGAAATACTTGATATCCCATCCTTGGAGATTGGGCTGTTGCGATTTCCACAAGAGATATTCGCCGTCATTGTAGAAGAGCCGAGTAGTCTGGCCTTTGCGTGCGCGCAGAATGGGTGTATTCATGAACGAAATAAATCCGGGGATGCGTGTAAGGGAGGCCCATTCGCTGTGGAGCAGGTTGATACAGAGGCCTTTGATATGTGCGCCATCCAAATCCTGGTCCGTCATCACCATGATTTTGCCATACCGCAGATTGCGATGAACGTCTTCGATTGTGGTATATTCGCGCCCGGTTTCCAATCCCAGGATTTTCTTGATATCCGTTATTTCCTTGTTTTCGGAGATTTTCTTGACCTGTTCGCCGCGCACATTTAGCAGTTTTCCCTTCAGTGGATAAATGCCGATGGTATTGCGGTCTTCGCTCGATAAACCGGAGACAATGCCGGACATAGCACTTAATCCCTCGCACAAAATCAAGATACAATCCTTGGATTGTGCTCCGCCGCTGTTGTTTGCGTCGATGAAATTGGCGATTCCGCGAATCGTCTTGGTTTTGACACCATCGGTTCGTTTCGCCAACCGGTTCTCCTTGGCTTCTGTCAATGAGCAAGCCAAGTCCATGACGCCCATCTTCGCCAGCTTCTCGATAAACGCATCGCTGACGGTACACGATGACCCGAACTTGTTCATCGGCGTATTCATATAATCCTTGGTTTGACTATCGAATGCTGGATTGACCACATCGCAACGCAAGAACAAAATCAATTGCTCGCGAATGGACGCAGCATTGACGCGCACCTTTTTCTTCTTTTCAATATAATCCACCAATTTGCGGGTAATTTGGCCCATAATATAGTCCACGTGCTTGCCGCCCTTGTAAGTACAAATACCATTGACGAACGATACTTGCGAAAACTCATGCGATGCCGACATCGCGCAAGCATATTCCCAACGTTCGTCCGCCATCTCGTAGACACGTTTCGTCTGGTCTTTGGTGCCAATATACAAATCAATGTATTGCTGGAAATTCCGGACTGGAACCGGCACAGTGTTGTAGCTTACCTTGATTTTCTTGGAAGAATGGTCGGAGATTGCCGCGATATCGTAGACACGACGTTTGAACAAATCGAACATATCGGCCGTCAATCCGCCGGGCAAGCCAAACCGCGCGTAATCCGGACGAAACACCACCTTGGTATATGGTTTCTGCGTCTTCACTTTCGTGATGGTCGGGGGGTCGATGCGGTCCAAGTTGCTGTGGAATTCTTGGGTATATTTCAGGCCGCGCACATGGTCGACGGTTTCGACATAACCGAACGTCGACCAAATCAGCACCAGCTTGAACCCGAAGCCATTCTTTCCGCCGACGATTCGCTGCTCGTCCTTGTTGTAGTTGGTAGACGTGCGCAAATGTCCGAAAATCATCTCCGGAATCCAAATGTCATACTCGGGATGTTTCGCGATATCAATGCCGTTTCCGTCGTTGACCATCGTGATGGTTCCGTCTTCTGCGATTTCCGTATCGATATACGACACGGTTTTGACGCCATCGGGATTGGTATTAGACGCCTGAATCATACGGACGACGTGATCGCGGCAATTGACTACGCCTTCATCAAACAACTTGTATAACCCGGGGATGTACTCGATAGTGCGACTAACAATCTTCTGCTGCTCGGAATCAAATACCCACATAGACGCATCTACATTCTCGACCGAACCAATATAGGTATCGGGATTGTCGAGGATATGTTGCTTGTCGGTTTTGCGCTGGTATTGTTGTGCGAGGGCAGAGTCAGTAGAAGACATGATAATTGATTAATGTTTAGAATGTGATAAGGTAGGTGATTGTAATAAACCGGAGAGTATATGTATACTCGACGAGGTGTCTTTATTCTCATTCAATTTTATGTTTTTGTTGGGTCGGGGTGGAAAAAGATTCATGAAATTATTCATATATTTATTTGATAATCAGTATGTATATGTGTATGTACGATAACCTATAAAATATAAAATATATCGAACAGTATATAATCGTAGACAGAGATGTCGTCTGTTCCGAATCCGCCTACAATATCTCTGACTCCCGGTTATACGTATATTGATGTGTCCTTTTCGACGCCGGCGAACAACGGTGGACAACCAATTATAGGCTATCGTTATTCTCTAACCGGAACATCTCCTCCGTTTACAAACATAAATACATATATAACTCCGTGGAGCGGAACAACCATTCCTACATATTCTGCCGCGTTTTCTGTCTCGAAAAATGGGCAATATGCGGTTATTTGTTCATTTAATAGCGCTCAACCACAATATTCCAAGTACAATTCGTCTACAAACACCTGGTCCGCATTCGCACCAACACTACAAGGGGCTATTGCGTCTGTGAATGGTTTGGTGTTAACAGCAGACGGGTCGCGTGGTGTTGCTATTGTGCGAAACGGATTATGTTATTTCTTTACGTGGGACGGGGCCAATTATACAGCGTTTACACAGACACTCAATACTACCAGTCAAAACTTCCAAGGGTTGGATATGACTCCGGATGGTAATACGATTGTCGCTATAACCACCAATGCTGGAGTGTTTTATGCTACTTGGAATGGAAGCAATTATTCCACGTTCACACAAATAACCTCTATTACCGTACGTTCATATCTCGGTGTCGGAATTACATCTGACGCAAATATTATTGCTTATGGAGGGATGAATAAAGGTCCGATATATTACGTAACGCGTAGTGGGTCGGAATATACGAATGAACGACAAATTGCGATACCCTTTTCCGACTTTATTGCGTTGCGAGAATTGAAATTTTCAACAGACGCCAGCAGATTGTATTTAACTCTGCACTACGGAACAAGCAATACTCTCTGTTATTCCACCCGAAACACAGATGGTACTTACGGCAATTTTGTAAAAGTCGATTCAGCCATTATTCCTGCCTACTTTGATGCGTGGATGTTGGATGTGACAAGCAATAACGAAATTTATTGTGCGGGATATGCGAATACAACTATAATATATAAGACTACGCTTGGTCCATTTAATGTTCGTATTCCCAATCTTACCAGCGGAACAACCAAAACAGTATATATTGATTGTTCGAATTCTGTTGGGTATTCTACCCAAGCATTCGCTTCGGCAACCACTCTATCTCCTACTGTTCCCGGCAAACCGATAATTAACTCAATTATTCCTGGAAACGCCAGGATAGATGTATCATTCTCTGCCCCCATTTCTGATGGTGGAAGTGCTATAACCACGTATAGATACAGAGTCAATGGTGAGTCATATAGAACACTTGGGTCAACCCCCATACCATTTACTATAACAACCCTGTTATCGGGTGATTCTTTGGTAAACGGAACAACATATAGTATAGAGGTGCGAGCTGTAAACACCATTGGTGGAACAAACAGTAACCCTGTAGATGCGATTCCCTACACGAATCCAAACTCTCCGTCTCCCATTACTCTTGCGCTGGCCGGTTCTGGCGGGATAAATCTTTCGTTTACCGACCCCAGCAACAACGGAAGCAACATTATCGGTTATAGATATTCATATTCGCCAAATGGTCGAGTGGTGCTTTTGTCCGCCGGCCAAACCAGTGATACGATAACCGGATTAACCGGAGGCGTTTTGTATACGTTTTTAGTCGACGCGTCCAATGCGGCAGGGTATTCTAATACACCAAGTAATGCGTCGATTGTGGCATATACAACCACTACCGCTCCCACCAATCTGATGTTGGTACCAAAAGACCAGGCGATTGACATAACATTTGGCGTGCCCGATTCCAGTGGCGGGGCGATCTTTGGATACAGATACAGTTATCGACTTACCAGCGGCGGGAGTGATATTGCCACGTATTTTTTGCCGAACACACAGTTTTCCGCAAGTATAAACGGGCTCACCAACGGTACGTCTTATACAGTTTTAGTCGACGCATCCAACGCGGTGGGGTATTCTGCTAAAACTTCGTTGTCGACAATACCACGGACGATTCCGAGCGCACCGACAAAACTTTCAGCTGCCGGTGGAAATACGCGCATTGATTTGTCCTTTTCGACACCGGATTCGAGTGGTGGCAGTGTCATTCTCGGGTATCGGTATTCGTATCAACCAAGCGGCGGTAGTCGGAGTGCGTACTCGTTTTTGTCGCCTTCCCAGTTCTCAGCGGCAATCACCGGCCTGCCGAATTTCACTACGTATACGGTGTATGTGGATGCTTCCAACGCGGCGGGATATTCTTCACCGGATGCTTCTATTATG